TGAATTTTTCACTATTTCCACTACCAGCAGTTGTTCCTATAAAAGTATTTCCTGACCCATCTACAGTAACTCTAGGATTACCATCACCATCAGATAAGACAATATAGTTACTTGCTGTACGGATGTCTAGACCGCCTTGATTGCCTGTGTAAGCACCGATAATTGTATTCTTAGAACCTGTGGTAATAGCATTGCCTGATTGAACACCAATAGCTGTATTATTTGAGCCAGTTGTATTTCCTAAAGCACCAGCACCAACTGCGGTGTGATTTCCACCAGTTGTGTTTGTTTGTAAAGCACCAGCACCAACTGCCACATTGACACCGCCAGTTGTAACACTTACGCCAGCATTTGCACCAACAAAAACAGAACCTGATGTATCTGCTCCTGCTGCGTTATATGCTTTAGCAGCTTGCCAACCAATCGCTGTTAAATAACTTTGTGTTGTATTTGCTGTAGCTGCTTGATAACCAAAAATAGCATTAGCTGTACCAGTAGTATTAGCGTATCCTGCTTGATAACCTACTGCTGTGTTATTAGAGGCTGTGGTATTTAAAGATAATGCAGAAGAACCAATAGCTGTGTTGCTTGAACCAGTAGTATTGTTGTATAAAGCATTAAAACCAAGTACAGAATTGTCAGCACCAGTTGTGTTAAGTCTTGCTGAACCAGAACCTAAAGCAGAATTGTTTGCGCCTGTGCTTGTTGTTAATAAAGAAGCTGAACCTACTGCGGTATTTGATGCTGCTGTATTGCTTTGTAAAGCGTAAGCACCTACGGCTGTAACATCATTAACTGTTGTGGATGTTTTACCAGCAGAAAACCCTACAAAAAGATTACCAGCACCAGTTGTGTTTGCATAACCAGCTTGATAACCTACTGCTGTATTGTTAGAGGCGGTGGTGTTTGCCACTAAAGCGTTTGAACCAACAGCCACATTATAAGAGCCTGTGGTGTTTACATTTAAAGCGGCAATACCAACAGCAATGTTTTGCTGACCAGTAGTGTTTGTTTGTAAAGCAATATCACCAACTGCGGTATTAAAATCACCAGTATTTGCATTTAAAGCTGACCTACCAACTGCAACATTTCGGGTTCCTGTTACATTAGAATATAAAGACTGATAGCCTACTGCTGTATTGTTAGATGCGGTGGTGTTTGCACTTAACGCAGAATATCCCATAGCCACATTAGAACCACCTGTGGTGTTACTAGCCATTGCATTTCTACCAACAACAGTATTTTGTGTGCCTGTTGTATTAAGACTTAAAGCGGCATCACCAATAGCGACTTGTTCTGCACCTGTTGTGTTGCTTGTCATTGCAAACGAACCAACTGAAGTGTTGTTATCTCCAGTTGTATTAGCATCTAAAGAAAATGCACCAACAGTTACATTTCGAGTTCCTGTGGTATTGGCGTATAAAGATTGATGACCTACTGCTGTGTTATTAGATGCGGTGGTGCTTAATCTAAGAGCATAATCACCTATTGCTACATTTGAGCCGCCAGTTGTATTTGTGCTTAAAGCATATAAACCAAATGCGTTATTTGATGCTCCTGTTGTATTGGCATATAAAGCTAATGCACCAAAAGCTGTATTAGGCGTTCCGCTAGTATTGTTATATAAAGTCTGATAACCAACTGCAGTATTGTTTGCTGCTGTATTACTATACCCAGCTTGATAACCTACTGCTGTGTTGCTAGAGGCGGTGGTGTTGGATTGTAAAGCACCTCTACCTAAACCCACATTGTTAGAGCCAGTAGTATTGCTTAATAAAGCGTACAGACCAAAAGCGGAGTTTTCTGCACCAGTTGTATTAGCTTGTAGTGCTTGCGTTCCAAATGCGGCATTATTATTGCCTGACGTATTAGCTGCTAAAGCAGTTGTGCCAACTACTGTATTGGTAGACACAGCACCACCGCCCCTACCAACAGTAACGCTATTAATTAATGCGTCTGTGGATACTTGCAGTTTTACTGTAGTGCCTGATGGAGTTAGACCGATGCCAACTAAACCGTTTGTATCTATGCGTAGTCTTTCGCTACCGCCTGTGTACATTGTTAGTGGTAGATATGTGCCTGTGCCAGAAATGTTTGAGCGTATAGTTGCTTCTGCTGAAGTTATAAGGAAAGTGAATCTACCAGCATTTGTAGGGTCAGAGTTATTTTGAACAGAAAATTGCGACTGTAATGCAGTGCCATTTGGCAAAAGGTTAACATCCGTATTTCCATTAGTCGTGCTTGTTTGAAACGCAACACGATTAGTAACAGTAGCATTACTAAAATCACCAGTAATACGGTTGCCAGTGCCAGTAAATGTTAAGTTGCCTGAATCTGATAATGAAGTAAATGTTCCCGCTGCTGGAGTTGTAGCACCTACTGTGCCATTAATGTTAATAGAAGCTGTACCAGTAAGGTTGGTTACTATTCCGCTAGATGGAGTACCTAAAGCTGGAGTTACTAAAGTAGGTGAAGTACTTAATACTACGGAACCTGTACCTGTGCTTGTAACTACCCCTGTACCACCGTTAGCTACGGCTAAAGTCCCTGTAACACCTGTAGTTAATGGAAGCCCAGTTACATTAGTCATAACACCAGAAGTAGGTGTTCCAAGAAGTGGAGTAACTAAAGTTGGTGAAGTGCTACGAACCGTATTACCTGTACCAGTAGAAGTTGTTACACCAGTACCGCCATTAGCAACTGGAAGTGTTCCTGTAACGTCAGCAGTAGAAATATCTAATGCATCCCAAGAAGTAGCTGCTCCATCTGTTTTTAAATATTTACCACTATTTCCTGTTTGAGAAGGAACAACATATCCTGCAGCAGTCGTAGCAGACGCAGCAGCGTTGGTTGCTGATGTTGCAGCGTTAGTAGCCTGTGTAGTTGCTATACCTGCTTGAGTAGTTGCTGTACTAGCTGAGCCTGACGCACTTGTTGCGCTTGACGCAGCAGCAGTTGCAGAAGAAGCCGCAGCAGTTGCACTAGTTGAAGCATTGCTGGCTTGAGTTGTTGCTGTAGTTGCACTTGTAGAGGCATTAGATGCTTGCGTAGTTGCTGTAGCAGCACTCGCAGCAGCATTCGTAGCAGAAGTCGCTGCAGAACTAGCACTAGTTGAAGCATTACTTGCTTGAGTTGTTGCAGTAGTTGCAGAGTTTGATGCGTTAGTGGCTGAAGTAGATGCTGAGGTAGCGGAGTTAGATGCGTTTGTTGCTGATGTTGCAGCACTTGCTTGGGACGCAGCAGCAGCGTCAGCGTTGTCTTGTACTACATCGGATAACGCAACAATTAAAGAGGCTTCACTCGCTGCATCGGCTGTAGCGTCACCTGCGCCACCAGGACCACGATAAATAGCCATTTAGTCCTCTTTAGATGTAGTAATTGTTGATTTCTTAACAACTACAGGCTTTACCTCTTCAATCACTTCTACATAATCAGGATGTGCTTTAATCTGAGCAATGTCCCACTCATTAACAAACTCTACCGTATTACCACTCTGTATACATTTAAATAAAGCCATGATGTTTCCTTATATAATTACTTAAATTATGAATTATTTCTACATCTTCATTTAATAAACCAAGAGCTGTATTACAGTTACTACACAATAACTCTCTAATCTTTTGTGTAGTATGACAATGGTCTACTACTAGTTTTGTTTCTTTGTAACAGCAAGCACATTTATTATCTTGCTTATTACTTATTTCTAGAAACTGTTCTTGCGTAATTCCGTATGCTCTTTTAAGTTTTGTATTACGATTTGAAACTTTTACTTTTTCTACGTTGTTTTTACGGTAGTCTTGAACACGTTTTCTTTGAAACTCAGGATTGCTCCAATATCTTTTTGTATCATAAACACTGTAACAAACTTTACAATCTGAACGTAATCTGTCTTTTTTATATTTATCTTTAGCAAAACATTCTAATAACTTAAATTCTTTACATTTAGTACACTGTTTCATAACAATCCTTTAAGAGAGGAAATTAGGGGTTTCGTACACACCACCCCTCAGGTGTTCTTAAGTCCTTGTGAGACCGTACTAAAATGCTATATAAATCAAAGACTTACGCCGGCACTGCTAAAGCAACTGCTGACCCATCTCTTAACTCTTTAACACCGAAGAGTGTATCGGCAGTAAACAATGTGCCTAGATACTCTTGTTTGTATTGAGTCTGTGAACGAATACCCATCTGCTCAACTAGTACAGCAAAATCACGATGACCTAACAAAGCGATCTTAGTAGCTGTAGAACCAGAAGTTGTATCAGCATTGTTAGTTACGAATACTGGAACACCGTATACGTTACCAATTTCACCGTTACGGATTGTGTTTCCACCACCAACTTCACCAACGAATGCTTGCTCAGTGAAACGTGAAATACCCATTAAAGTATTTCTTGTTGAAGGAGGAACAATTAAGAACCGTCCGTCCATTGGAACATCGTTGTCATCTAAACGCTGAATAGATCTACGAATAGCAGCGTCTGTTAGAGCAGCAAAACCAGTGTTAGAAGCAGCAACATAAGCAGTTGTTCCGTCTGCACCAGAGAAAGCACCACTGTATGCAGAAGTTCCACCACCACTTTGAACACCACGTCCTAATTGAACTAAAGTGCTATCAACTTGACGAGCTAGTGCATAACCAGCATCGTCAGTGTAGAACTGACGCATAGAAGCTAATGCTTGTGCTTCAACGATGTCTTCAATTAAGATCGAATATTCGAAATGTTGATCGATAGTAACAGCAATGTTTGTTGCAGTATCAGTTACGAGAGTAACTTGAGTAGATGCAGCTTTTGCTGAAGCAGAACCACGAGCAGGTTTAGGAATATTTAGTGTATCGCCTTTTTTGCCTTTGAAAGAAATCTTCTTAACAAGGTTAGCTAGAACTAAGTTCTTCTTGTATGTTGCAACTACTTCGTCACTCCAAATTTCTGGAATAAACGCAGCACCTGTAGTGATTGTTTGATGCGAGGTACCTAAAGCCATTTTTAATCTCCTAAATTATAAAATAAAATTATTTAACTCTTCCCTCAGCGTATGCAGCCATAATGTCAGGTTGCATAGCGTTATATCTTTCAGGATCGGTCATTCTTAAACGGATAAGATCGACACGTCTATAAATAGGTTTACTTATCTCTCCTGTACCACCCTTCTGTACGGCTGCGGACTTTAAGGCTTGTTCTCTAGTGCCTTTACCTGCTTCTTTTAATGTATCATCTGACTGTTTAGCCTTTATTCCTCGCAAGGAAGTAAAGTTTTCTAACAATTCATTTGCTGCATCTAAGTCGTAGTTATGAGCTTTAGAAAATAAGTCAATCCGAACCTTCGAGGCTTTAATCCAATTAGTAAAATCTTCACTAGATACAATCTCTGAGAAATCAGGATAAGCCTGTTGTAATTGCGACAGTGCTTGACCTCTTCTCTGCATCTCTGCTTGTTCTGCTAACTGCTTAACAAGAGGATTGTTCTCTACTGCATAGTTTACTGCTTTGGCAGGATCTTCAAAATAATCTATTTCGTTATGTGTAGCACTTGGCTGCGTGTCTTGCTTTGTTGTATTGAGTTGTTGCTTGATAACATCATCTAATAATCTTCGGCTTTCACCTACTTCTTGAGCTTGTCTACCAATTAACTTTTCAGATTCTTGGTGCATCCTGATAATGTCTTCTAAAGATTTACCTTTATACTTATCAGGTACTGCTGCTACTGGTTCAGAGTTATCTACGTCTTTTGTAGGATCTTGTTCAGTTTGTAGTTCTAAGTTATTAACATTACTGTCATCTTCGGGCACTTCAATAAATTCAGCCATGTGTTGTTTCCTGTCGTATAAGATTGTAGGATATTAAAAATGACTCGATGGTAACGAAACCCATTTATGAGCCATGCTCTGCGTTTGTTTTCTTTTCCTGTGCCAGCTTCTCAGCTCTCACACGAGTCCATCTATCGTATGAGGATACATGGAGTCCACTGAAGGGTTCTAAATAGATCCCAACAGGGGAAATGATACGAGTTGCAGTCTCGTCACACCCACAACACGGAACAACTTTTACCGTTTCATCAACGAATCGTTCCGTAATGTGTGAATTCTTACACTGATAATCAAATAATCGTCTACTCATTGTCAGACTCTTCGTTTATCAGTTGGTCATATACTTCTATACTTGCATTTCTGAGGTGCTTTAGCCAATTCAATATTGACATCTCACCTTTCTTAAAATGCAACTGTTGTTCTGTCTCTACTCCAGCTAATGTGTCTGTTGCTTTGAGCATTATCTCGATGTCTTCTAACAAATCAACCCACCCTGGAGTTGTCATCATTGAGAAGCGATTCTCGTAGTACTCTTGTAATTCCTTATTCATTATCTTATCCTATAGTAGGGGATGTAGAATATATTATATCATAGTTTTTTCACTTTGTCAAGTGTTTTTTAACTTATTTTTGTGATTTATACTGTAATTGTGCAAAAGCTATCCGTTCATTAGAGTTTACGTCTGCTTCTTTGATAGCTAATTCAGCAATCTTGGCTCTTTGTTCAAACTCTCGCTGTCCGTTGTCTTTATTAATGTTATTAGACAAGGCAGCAGCTAGTTTAGCCTGTGCTTCTACAGGAATAACTTGTGTTTCAGCTACGCTTTGACCTGCATCAGCCATTGCTTTCTTGGCTTGAGCGTCATAAAGCTGTATCTGAGTCTGTTTCATCTGCATATCAAGCATCATTGCCTGTTGAGCCATCTGTTGTTGCTGTGGATCAGGCTGTGACATCTTCTGTAACTGGAGAATAATCTCTTCTCTATTGGATAAACTAGAGGATTGGATGATTCCTTGGAGTAATATAGGTGTAATAGGGCTTTGAGGTCCTAAAGTCTGCATTAAACCGACCATCTGTTGCTGTTCATACTCTCTAGCAATCATACCCATTGTAGATAATGGTACAAAGTTAAAGTCTTGAACAGGGTAACGCTCAGGATCGAACTGCATGAATCTCCAAGCTGCACGTTCAATGAACGGTACAAGGAAGTCTTCTTGGAAGTTAATCAAGGCACGTTTGTTTTTCTTCATTAAACCTGATAGAGCCATCGACATACCAGCACCAGAGGCTTCTCCTGCAGCGACAGACTGAGGCATAGAGGAACTATCTAGTGTACCAGTAGCTTGTAATAGCATCTGCTGGAAAGTCTGAGCAGTCTGCATATTAGAGCCATCAGTAGAGCCAAACTTAAATGGCATCATGATCTCAGCAGGATTACCGTTAACTAGGAAGTTCTTTCCTGGTCTGACTTCATACTTAGCACCTCTAGGAAGCCTTGTAGCGTCCATAGCCATCATTGGAGCAGTAGTTAATGCTAAACTATCTAAATGACTACGCATCTGTGCGTCAAGGGCTTTTTGCATATTGTAGCCCTTCTCAGCAGTACCACGTCCCCAGAAGCGTCCAGGCATTGAGTCAGCTTGATAAGCAACTATAGGACGATCCTTCATCATGTAAGGAGATGCTTCAGCTTTAAGTAGATATTGTTTATCAGCAATAACAACTACAGCTTCTACCATGTCAGAGTAATCATCTGCTAAAGAGTCTTCAGGGAATAACTCTTCTGCTTCCTTTTCAGCTTCTTCTAAGCCCTCAAGCATTGAACGAGGAACTAAACCATACCAGCGTATTACAGGAATCTTATCGGTACGAGACACAACATTCTCTTGTACAGGCTCTAAACGAGTGCTTGTGTATGTAGGAAGAATATTAATCTTACGATAGATACCTTTTTCAATACCATCTACAATGGTGTAGTACGACATATACTCTTCAACAGCTACACCGAGTGAATCATCGACAGAATCAGCGTTAGGGTCAATTAAGAAGTTCTTAGGATTGATTGGATTTAAGCCAACCATGAACTGTTTCTTTTCTTGTACACCAATAGCAGATACCTGAGCACCTGGGATAGGTTGTGTTGCAGGAGACATAACAATCTTCTCTGCCACAGTTATCTCACCGATACCTGTACCGTACAGTTCAGCAAGAAGAATCACATCATCAATTGCTTTCTTGATCTTACTGTGTTTAAAGTCTTCGTGCATCTGACGAGTGACTAGCTCCATGTCAGCTTTGTTCTGATCTTGTAGATCATCTTCAATATCAAAGAAGCGACCACGACCAAACACTGCTTCGGAGATCTCTGATTGTTTAGACTCAATAGCTTGTTGCATAGCAGGAGTGATTAAGCGTGATCTCTCAGAGTCTCTAGTCTTATCAGCAGGATCCCAGATACCACGGAACATCCTCTCATACTCTTCCCAATAGAGAGTATAGTTTACATCTCTATGATCTCTCCAACCATCACAATGATTATTAATAAAGCCAATAAGCTCTCTATCAGCATCAGAGGTTGGAACTTCTTCGTCTTTACCTAAAAATTTACCTACTTGTGGATCAGCCATTATTTTCCTCTATAGAAGACTTAATTGAACTTTCAAAGGGATCGTCATACTCAACTTCTCTTTCTTCAGTAATCGGACCACCAACAAGCCATGCACTGCAGGTACGAGAAGCAGCACATTTGAAATCAAATAATTCACAATACCCTAAACCAGCATTCTCAACTACATCTTCAGCATAGCTTTCTTCTTCAGCATCTATGCCGTTAGTAATACATTCCATCATGCTAGGGGTTTGAATAAATGCAGAGCAGTTACCACAACGCATGGTCTTAGCTTGGTCAGGAGTAGTGTTCCACTCTTCAGCTCTAGCAGCCCAAAAGACTTTGTTAGGCTCTTCAGGGTTAGCAGGACCGTAGCCTACTTCCTTAAATGCCCAATCACGATTCTTGAGGTTTGTTTTAATATCACGAGTAGCTATAGGACAGATCATATTAATAAGCACTTATAATGTCTAAAGGTTCATAATCTTCTTCGTCATCATCGGAGAAGTACGTAGTTACTACAAGTTGATCAATATAACTTAAAGCATCTAGTAAATCGTCATGCACCTGCGGTGTAGGGAACATTAAGAACTCATCCTTAAAGTCTGCCCATTCTTCTTCTTCATTAAGGATTACTTTACCATGTTCAAAGCGACCCTGTAGTGACCAAATGATTCTTTCTGTTTTCTTACGATTACCGTGTGTTAAGTCTTCGATATGACAATAAACATTGTTTGAACGCATCAAGTCACTTAGGTAAGGCAAGACAGCATTCTTTAATGATCCTCGCTCGATACCTACAGCCATAGGTCTAAACTCTTTAACATTCTTTAGAATCCTAGCTGCAGTCTCTTTAACGTCCCAACGACCTGTCTCAATCTTATTTACAAACCAGACACCATCTTCAGTGGACTTCACAACAGCAATAGCAGTCTTATCTAAACGATTCTTACGTGCCTGTGTGTTGTTGATGTTCTCAAAGCCAGCTAAGTCTACTGCAATATAATAATTACCATACTCAGGCTCTGGACCATACTTTAACCATGCTTCTTTAAATACGTCAGTACCAGCGTTATCGAATGAGGCTTCATACTCTTGCTTGAAGGAGAATGAACTTAAAGACTTCTTTGCACCTTCTATCTCATCAGGATCTATTAATGGATTATCTCTTGTTGTAAAGTGCCAAGATTTCCACTCTGAATCTTCCTCGGACAATCCAAGGTTGTACATATCATAAAACCAATTACGTCCTTTAGGAGTACCGATAAATAACGCTCGACCTTTCTTATCAGAAAGAGAAGCTCTCAAGACCTTCTCCCAAGTATCAGCTTTAATGTCAGCTACCTCATCCAACACGAGGTACGTTAAAGACACACCTCGGAGCGTATCAGGGCGATCAGAGCCACGAACATAAATCTTAGCACCGTTAATCAAAGTAATATCCATGTTGTTAACGTGGCTGTTTGAGATAACATCCCGACCAAGATCCATAATAGCGTCCCAGATAATCTGTCGTGCTTGTCCTTGGGTGGGTGCGACATACATCACAGCAGAGCCTTTAGGACACTTTAAACCCTCAACAAGAAGGTTTACAACAGACAATCTTGACTTACCGCACCTACGACCAGCAACTACTACCTTGAAGCGTGTAGAGTCGCTATAAACCTCTTTTTGCCAATCTAATAATTGAAAGTTTAGATCAGCCATTGTGTTCCTTGTAATCTACATCTTCATACTCATTATCAATGACATCATCTTGTTCGACAACAGCTTCACCAATACCAGTGATGTTAATCGTTACAGCGTTACGACCACCATTCTTATCTTTCTCAAACATTGACATCGGTAAGATACGATCCATTGCCATCTTTAGTGCTGCCATCTGACCAGGATGATTATCATCTTGACCAATCTGAATGATCTTCTCAATAACTTTCATGCCTGTAGTGCCAAGTAAGCGTTGTTTGAACTCAGCTAAGCGACCAGTGTTGTTCGGTGGTCTACCTACCTTATTCTTTGCTTTCTTGAGGTCTGCCTTTCGAGGTCTACCTCTTTTCACGACAGGAGTTACGACATCATTCATACCAGCCTTAAAGGTTATTGGTGTTTACCGACATAAAAAACTACTATGGACTATGTACTTTAAAGTTACTTAGATGAAAAGTCTTTACGTTTATGTTAAACTATTATAATTATTACTTATAATGTATAATCATAATAAGAGTTTTTCCTTTAAAGTAAAAACATCCTTAGTGTTTTTTCTTTATAGATACTATTATATCACGTCTTTTCGTATTTGTCAAGTCTTTTCTTAATTATTTTACACTATTGTTATTGTCGTAGCCTTACAGGAGAGAACTTTAGAGTTCTTAGTAGCCCTTCGGGTGTGCTTTTTCCTTTAGAATCAAACTATTATAATGATTGTCTAAAGACTATATTGCTCTTTTTACTTTTTAGTACTCTTCATTTTACTTTTTAGGAATCTGGGTAGTACCCTTAAATATTAAACTGTAGTCTACCCCCTCCCCCCCCTTGTAAGTAAACACTCACATACTTTAAAGTTAGTAAGCAGTTACTTCTAAGTAAGTTAACGCTCACTTCAATGTAAGTAAGTAGTCACTCCAAAGATAGTAAGCACTCACTATTAAGTTAGTAAGTAGTTACTTCTTAGGCTCGATAGTTTCATACTATTGGAAACATGGAAGTCATAGAAGTACCCTATAAAGTAACTCCATCGACCCAGAATAATAACCCTACAATTTAGTCAAGTATTATCACAGAATTATATTATATAAAATTATATAGTGAGTAGACACTAACATATTCTATCTAGAATTCCTAAGGGTTTTCCCTAAGTAACTGATTAGAATAGATTTAAGGGGCTTCTGAGCACTTTTAATCGTTTATGACATGATAGTATTAACTCTAAAAGATCTCGATTTTCACTATATTGGTGCATAGTCTATCTAAGCAAAATTCATGCCATTATTGCACTACCCAGGGTTTACCCTATTAGGGTTTTTAGTTCTGTATTTATCCGTCAAAATAAC